TACCTGCTGATAATAATCAGCAGGTAACGTATATATATTGTTTAAACCAGCATTAGGTTGTGCTAAATAAGAGGTTGCTGAAAATGTATCTATAACTTCTTCTAAATTTTTAATTACATCAGCGTAACCTGTACCTGATGTACGCGCATTTTCTCTGTTTATCCAATTGTTATATTGATAAAAGTAATCCTCAAATATATCCATCTGAGCTTGTAAGCAATATAAATTAAAATCCTGAGGAGATATATAGCCGTAGTTGTTTTTATTAGCTACTGCAAGTACCGTGTTTCTAATTGAGTTTATCATCCATTAATCTTTTTACAAAGATAACAAAAAAAAAGAGGCCTAATTTTTTTAGACCCCTCTCTCTATTTTGGTTAAGTTCAGATTAAACTTTTGATATATCTAAAATTAAACTTGACGGTAAAGACCATGAGTATTTTACCATTGGCCATGCTTGAATTAAAGAAGCGCTTACAGCGTCCTCAAATCCATCTCTCATAGCTTCATCACCAGCAGCTACTGCTGCGTGAGTAATTTTAACTACGATTCCGCTTGATCCACAATATTGAATATTAACTTCGCTATTTATAGGATCGGCGGCAGCGTTTTCAACAAGAACAACTCCATCTGAAGCTATTAATTGTTTTGAAGACGCAGTGGCAGAGTAAATAATAAAGTTTTTACCAGTGCCTACGCCATTACCTTGTGTTGCTCCAATAGCAGTTAAAGATAATACATTGGCGCTATCAATAGCTGAAACCGTATACATTCTATCATCAGACGTGTCGTGTAAGATGTCTCCTACAGCAACTCCTGAAGCAAACGCTCCAGTGTCCTCAACTTTATTGTTTCCGCTTTGATCTGCGGTAGATGTTCCTGTTACTGCGACATCTTGAACAGAAACCTCAACATACTTTTGCATTGAACTATACATTAAGATATAGCTATACCAGTGACAGCGTCACTTGGAATGTAGTCTACAGCTACAGTAGTCCAACCTGTCGCGAGGGCTGAAACAATAGCGTCTTGCACTTCGTCTCTATAAGTTTCTACTCCTGCTCCTAAAGCATTAGTATAAGTTATAGTGACAACCTTACCAGAGCCATAGGCTAAAGTAACGGTTGTAGTAGATGCTTGTTCTACTAATTTAACATCCAGAATAGAAACGATTTGTTTTTGTTCGTTTGTTACTGGGATTTGTAAGAATTTTTCCATAATAAATAATAACATTAAGGGTTAATAAAGTACAAAGATACAAAAGCTAAACTATTTTTTTTCAGCCTTTTTCTTTAGTAGTTTATAAGTCTCAATGCCATCGTCGTCTTGGAAGAATGAAGCCACAATAAAATAATGGTCTTCTCCAAACGGAACAGATAAAAGCTTATTTTTATTTTTTGGTAAATTAAAATAAACATCCTTGCCGTTGTTTTTTAATATCAACCAGGTTTTATTAAAGAATGTTACAACGTCTCCATATAATTCTAACTGAGGGTCTTGAACAGTTTCTAAAAAGTCTTCAGGACTATTCTTCGCGTATATTAATACATCTCTTCTTAATTCAGGCGTAGTCATATTATCTGCTGCGCCACCCATAAGAACTCTACATACAGTTAATAATTTATCTCCTTTTAAATCTTTAGCTATAAGTTGCGCTTCCAATCCTTGCTCTACATAAGCAAGCTCTTGGGCTGCATCTTTTGCGTGATTGATTTCCTCAAAAACTTTTCCATTTGAGGGGTGATAATATAAAAACTTTTGTAAAGTTTGATTAGACTTCTGCACTTGTAACATACCGTCTTCAAACACAATAGGTTCTAAAACAGCATTTCCATCTTGCTCATCTTCAAAAGGTGACTTTTGATTACGCGCATAGCGCAGGGGTCTATTAACACCTTTTTCTTCATCAAACCATAATAAGGGGGATCTTCGTGTATGGCGAGAAGCCAACATATACGACAGCGGTGCTGCCTTGCCTAACAATCTATAGGCTTTGTTTTCAAATTTTTCTTTTGCCTTTTTCATTTTATTTAAATTTAATTTTATTAATAAAAAATACCTGGGGGTGAAGGCCACCCCCAAGATATTAGTAATTTACTTCTTATGCGTCTTGGAATAAGAAGAAGTTGTTTGCTCCTAAAACACAAACTGCTCTTTCAGTTAAGAAATTAACCTCCATTGCATCTAAAGATGATGTTCTTGCTCCACCAGCCGAACCAGTGATCCAAGTTTTGTAACGTCTATCTTCAGCTTCTGAAGCTCTATATCTTACATGTAAGAATGGTCTCTTAGCGTTTTTACCTAAGATTTGGTCATATACTGAAGTTGAACCAGCTGGAACTAAAAGTCCGTTGATTGCTCCTGCAGTTAAACCACCTCTCATAGTAGGATCGTTAAGATATTTCCAGTCTGATTTATAGAAATCATAACCTCTACGGAATCCAGAGAAGCCAAGGTTTAGTGCCATTTCTTCGTCATTGTCAAACAATCCGTATGATGTACCACCAGCTCCATAAGAGTTTTGAGCAGCCAACATATCGTCAATGTCAAACGAGAAGTTTCTGTTTACGAAGATAACATTTTCTTCGATTGCACCTTGCTTATCTAATCTTTGAATAATGCTGTCGAAGTCTGCTAATACAGCTGGATTACCTCCACCATATACATTACCTCTTAAGCCTACCACATAAAATACACCGTCAGAACCGTTAAGGTTAGCTGCTGATAAACCAGCACCTGTTCCTTGGAAGAAATCTCCCGCTCCTGAACCAGCGTCAGCTGGAACCGCTTCGATCATAGCTGTTTCCATGTAATCTTCAAATCTTAATCTTGTGTCGTGCTCAGATTTTAAATACCATAAGTATCCGCTTACGCCATCTTCACCGCTTACTTCAACCCAACCAATTTGAGCCATGTCAGAACCAGATACTGAATATTTGTCTTTAATAATAATTGGCTTATTATCAAAAAATAAATCATCAGCTTCTAAAGATCCTTCCATTCCGCTTGTTCCTTTGTTAAATTCAGAACCGTAAATGAAAACATCACAAGCTACACCCGCTGCTACTGCCTGTCCAGTTGCTTCATAATAAGCTACTGTAAAAGTGTTTGGGTTAGCATTTGTTGGTCCAGCAGTTACAACTGCTTTGTTAGTAAGGTTTGATCCAGGCGTGCTGTCTGAAATCATAACTGTTTGTCCTACTCTTAACACGTTACGCGCTCCACTTGCTCCTGTAGGTACTGTAATACCTGGGTTAAAGTTACCTGCGTTGTTAGGAATTGTCCAAACTGCACCTGCGTCTGCACCTGCAGCTGCTGCTGAAGTACATCCTGTGTATTTAATATGCAATCTTCCTTGCTCCGCCCATTTAATAAGGTCAGAGTTAGAAGGCATTTCTGCTCCTACCATACGTAGGAATGAACTAATGCTTCGATTACCATATCTTTCAAATTCTTTTTCATAAGTATCAGGTAGATACTGATTCAAGAAATCAAAATTATTGATATAATTCTGCTCCAACGGAATTTGTTGCGCAGAAGGTTGTAAATCGAAACCTGGGGCTAAATTTACTGCCATAATTTTTAATTTTAATTGTTAAACTTTTTTAATACTTCTAATTTTAAGTCCTCTTCCACTCGAAGTATCGCCAACCGGTCTAATCTTTAAGCTATTTTTTGTGTTTAATTGAGGGGCTCTACGAACATCCATATTGATGTTTTTAGATTTTTTTGCTACATCATCCACTGTTGCAGCAACACCTTGCTCATAAAAAAACTTTGCAAACTTTTCAGGATTCATTGCAACCGACATAGCTTTATGATAAGCCTGCGCATTGTCAATCAACCCATCTTCAGTTAAAAATGATTCAAGCCATTTATTAACATTAGACTGTTTGTTTTTTAGCTCTTCAGCCGTTCCTGGTTTATAACTAATTTTTTTGTCGTCAGATACGCTAAATTCAAAACCTTTGAAATTATCGTTGAATACTTCTCCTGTACGCTTTTTAAAATAATCATAAGCCTTAGCTTGGCGCTCCTTTTGAGAGTCTGATTCCTTAATATAATTCTTGTAAGCATTAAGGTCTTTTTCTTGATCTTCAGATAATCCACCCCCACTTGACTCAAGAGGGATTTTATACTTATCTTTCTGTTCGTTAAAAAATTTCCTCGCTTTTGCAAGTTCTCTTTTTTTAGCTAATTTCTTCTTCTTAACATCTTTGGGCTCATCTTCTTCTTCATCGAATCCGAATTTGTCATCCATAACGTCTTGAATATCTATAGCATCAAGACCTTCCTCTTGAATGCTGTAGTAGTCAGCTAAAACAGAATCATCGTCCATAGCACTGTAGTCTTTTTGTAATTTTACAAAATCCTCAATACTACGTCCGGTCTCTTTTTTATAATCAAAATATAATTTAATATCTTCTGGTAAATCTGGATTTGATTCTTTCGTTTCAAATAATTCATCAACAGAATTTATTTCTTTATTATATCTTTCGTTAATATAAGAAAGAACGTGTTCGTCATTTAACTCTGACGAGGGAGTTTTTTCTTCCTGCGGCTCTTCAGCCACAACTTCCGGTGTTTCCGGAGTATCCTTTTCTGTTTCTACTTGTTCAACCTTTTGAGGTTGCTCTTTCGATTCTTCTTGAGAGTTATGTTTTTCTAATAACTGCTCTTCTATTTCGGCTTGTGATTTTTGAGTGTTGCCGTCCACTGCTTTTACTTTTATTTCCATTTGATTAAATTTTATACAAAATTAAACATTAATTTATTATTGTTTTTAAGCGCTCTTAAAGTGTTGATATAAAGACTCCCCTAAGCTTTCTCCTACTTTTTTGTCAGATTCATAATGAACTCTGGCGGCTATTCTACTTTGTGAAACGTGTTCTGCAGTCTGCATAAACTCCTGTCTCATTTCCGGATATAGGTCACTTAAAACCAGTCCTATTAATTTTGATTGTGTAGAATGTCCTGAAGGAAACGCTGGGGTTTGTGCGCTTTTCATATAATTATATGAAAGGTTTATGTTAAAATCTTTCGCCACCTCGTTCGGCCTTTTTCGATTGTGGTAATTTTTTAGTTTTAGTATTATCGGCCTGGAGTGCTCTAATAAATCGTCAACAAGTTTTTCAGGAAACTGACGTGTTCTGTTTTTAAATAATCTTTCAAACGAACTCTTTACATCATCATATTTTTGAGAATAAGAAATGTCTACAGGTTTATTTATAAGCTGCTTTATTTCGTTTAAAGTTTTTAGACTGTGGTCTGGGGGGAACGTAGTTCTTTTATATTTTTCTAAATTAAAATCACTAAACATTGAGTTTTTTTATTTAGGTCCAAATTGAGCAAGATCAAAGCCATCCAAAGTGTCTTCATTAGACTCAAAAGTTATTGGGGGTAGATTTCGTTTTCTTTGCTCAATTAATCTTGATTGTTGCGAGTTAGCCATTGTAATTCTTTCTGACTTACCTTTTTCTTTTGCTGCCTCTCTTTGGTCTATTTGTGATTGCTCAATACCTTTTAACTGCATGTTAAATGCAAATTCTTTTTCCATAAGCTGAGATTTTAGCATAGCCTCGTTATTCATCTTTTCTATCTCCATGCCTATTTCAGCTTGCTTAAGCTGCATAGCGTTTTCCATCTCCATTAATTTCTTCTGCTGCTCTGCTTGAGATTGAGCCATTATTGCTGCCTGTTGTTGTTCAGCTTGCATGGCTTGCATTTCCATTTGTTGTTTTTGCTCTCTTTCTACTTTTTGCTTACGCTTCAGTTTAAGTAACTGATTAGCTTGCTTTAGATTATGAAGCTCTCTTATGTCTAACGCATCTTCTAAATTAATATCTTCTTTAGATAAAGCCATTTGTATATTAGCCTCCAGCATCATTTTTTCTTCCTCATCAGGAGCCAGTTCTAAGAATATTCCAAAATCATATAAATATAAATTCTTTATATCTTCTAAAAGGTTTAGGTTGTATTTACCAATTTGCATAGCAAACTGATCTTTAAATTCAGCAAACTCTAAAACATCAGCAGTCCTTAAAACAATTCCCTCCGCTAATCTTTGTGTAATAAATAAACTTGCGTTTAATATATGTCTTGTAGCTGTGTTAGAATTTAAGGCGGCAAGTTTTTGAGTCCCAACTAAAGCGTCTGGGTTAGGTGTAGATCCATCACGAGCTTCGTTTAGCCCAGTAACAGTTCTTATCATATCTAAATAATGATTATAGTTTCCTATTAACATTTGCATTTTACCACTTCCGCTGTTTCCAGTTAAAGGACTGATTGGAACTTTTCCGTTATTAAATTCACCATCCTGAGTAAAACTTCTACCTACTACACTACCTGTTTGAAAATATAAACGTAAAGCATCTTCGGGATTATAAGCAGCACCCGTACCTAAGTCAACTTCATTAAGCCCGTCAGCGTCAATATAAACACCATCTGGAACCATACGAGATACGACCTGTTGTAATTTTAAGTGTGAGATTTGAATTAAATCAGCAAAAGGTATCATTCTT